GTTTATAACGTTGTACATCAATATTTAGAAAAGGAGAATATTTTTTTATCCTCATGCTGACGGTTTCCCACACTGGGTCTTTAAGGTGGGAGTCAAAGTTCTCTCTGAATCCTAGAATCTTATCCAGGATTACTAGAGTTTCAATTGATATATTTTTTCTAAGATATTCTTTTAGAATTTGTGGATGTCGTGTACCATCCATGGCAAACATAGAATCAAAGTTACCATCACTGAAAACAGATTCAGTTTCTTCTTTGAAGACATAAGATAGTGATTGGTTTCTCTTCTTCCATTCGGTGTATCTACCTTCACCTTCTTTAATCATTTCACCAATCCAAAGTTTACCTGGATCGGTGCAAGTAATAAAGTTGGAAACAAAAAATTCAACTACTTCTTGGTCTGATTTATTTCTCGCTAACTTTTCAAACCAGAATCTATCCTTTCTCTTATAGAAAGATTGAACAGTCGCACGACTCTTGCCACGATACTTGTGGTAATCATACTTGTCCTTGGTGAAGTGGTTCTTCATTGACAAGTAACATCTGTAGGCATCAAACGGCATCATAAAAAAAGTAATAGGGTCAATTTTTTGGCGGAAATTTTTTCGCCCCCTTTTGGAATTAGAAGACCAATTTTGCGCGAGAAGTCCTCTTCAAAAAGTTTAGTTCCATTGCTTCGTATTTAATCTTTTCCTTCAGTGGTTTTGAAATCAACTTAGGAACAGAGTTCAAATCAATAGAATTAAGTTCACAGAAATGCACGATGGCATCAATGTAGTTCATATCTTTGTGCTTTTGAACAAGCATTTCAATCTCTTGCGCGAAACGAGATGGGCAAAAGAACTTGCTCTCAAATGCCTTTTCTAGTTCATTCTCCATCTTTTGACCCAGTATTGTGATGTACAAATTCTTTAATATACCTTACTAGTAATTTAATATAGTCTCCTTTATTCCTTTTGTCAAATACTTTAACCTCACCACCAGGAGTTACCATAATGGTGATTAGTTTTTTGACAGGAATGCCGGTCAGTTCGTAGTAAGCAGTGGCATAAAACATTTCTTGGACGAAATAGTTTTCCAACCACTCTTCGGGTTTTATTTTTTCTGAAGTCTTAAAATCGATGACTGCAAGTTCTCCTTCGTATTCAGCGATGCAGTCAACCCTACCTGCTAAACCAAGATACTCTGAGAACAGAGTTCTTTCTATAGCGTGTATGTTATTTATACGATCTAGGTATGGTGTAGCATGATGAAACATGAACTTGGTTAGAGGTCTAAACTCATCCCAGTCAATTTCTTTATTCAGCATATAAAGTTCAACCGCCTCGTGGAAGTCTGTTCCTCGTGTGGTTGCTTTCTTTGTGATGCGATTTGCTTCTTCGATGCCAACCCGTGC